GCCGCTGATCGCATCCGCGAGGGTTTGGGCGGCCGACTTGACCTTCTGCATATGCGGCTTGGTGCTATCGAGGGCGCCGTTGAAACTGGTCAGGGCCGTGCCGGCGCCTGAAACCGAGCTGCTGAGACCTGTAAAGCCCGATGCAAAATTGCCGATATAATCGGTGCTGAAGGCGGTATTCAGGTCGCTTCCAATCTTCTTGGACAGGTCCGCCGCAGCGCCGGCATTGGCATTGAGCAGCTTTACGTAGCCGGGGAGATCGATCTGATCGAGGGTCGGTAGGTGCAGCTCCCCCAAGAGAATGTTCGCCTGTCCGACCCCCTTGTTGATCTCCACGACCATCTGACGGACCATGTAAATGGTACCATCAATTACCGCTTGGGCGGCTTGGGTAAGGATGTCGCCCAATGCTCCTGGCAGAGCCTGCCACACGTCCACGACCTCATCGAGCGCGCCCACAAAGCTGCCGATGATGAAATTGCCAGTCTGACGCAACACGCCGATCACATCGACGCCGAGGGCACTCTTAATCTGGTCGCGAAAATGGATGACGGCGGCGACCGCCAGACCGATTCCGACGACGATGAGCCCAACGGGATTTGCGGCCATGGCCGCGGTAAGCGCATCGACGGCCGCGACCATTCCAGTGCCGATCAAAGTAACCAACTCACCGAGACCGACCAGGATCGACGGGGCAACCAGAGCCGCGAACTCGGCGGCGATCTCGGGGATGTAGGGCGCGAGGCCGGAGAGGCCGGAGGTCATCTGCGCGACCCACTGCGAGGCTCGGGCGAGCCCGTTGGAGATCGTCAGCAGGGCCGGCAATAGAGCCTCGGTGAGCCTGGTCACGATGCCCTGCGCGGCCTGTCCCACGAGCGCCATATTGGTCTTGAAGGCGTCGGCTTCTTCTGCCGTCGTGCCCGTAAGAGTGAGGCCGAGCAGGTCGCTCTGCTTCATCAGATCGGCAATACCGGCCGCGCCCTTATCGAGCAGCGGCGCGAGATCGGCGCCGCTCTTGCCGAAGATCGCCAGCTCGAGCGCCGTCTTGCCGGCGCCATCCTTGAGCGAGGACAGCTTCTGGGCGACGTCGAGAAACACGTCCTGCGTGGGCCGCAGCGCGCCGGAGGCCGTGCGCGTGCTGACACCCAGGTCTTTCAGCGCCGTCGCCGCAATGGCCGTCTGGTGCGCCCCCCCGACCATATCTTGGGACAACCGCTTGAGGCCGGCGGAGATGCCATCGAAGGATACGTCGACGGACTGTGCCGCGAATTGCAGCTGCGACAACGCCTCGACCGGCACACCGATCTTTTCGCTGAGGTGGCCGAGATCGTTGGCGCGATCGATGACCGAGCCGATCGCGTCCGGGATTTCCTTGAGGGCATCACCGATCTGCTTGGCGACCTCGCCGAGATCGACGGTGAAGCCGGCAAACGTCCCCTTGAGGCTGTCCTGGGTACGCTTTACACCGTTCTCGAACTCGGCGGTATCGATGCCGAGATTGACGCGCAGCGCGCCGATAACGGCGTTGACAATTCCCATGGTCTTATCCTCGGGTTACTGCGCGATGCCACTGCATCGCGATGTCGAGTTGCCGCTCCCAGCTGGGACCGGCGGTTCTTTTTGGCGCCGCCGACTTCAACACCTGATCGAGCGGCGGCAGCCGCTTCATTCGCATGAAGCCGGCAATATGCCAGGCGAGCGACAGATCGCGCTGCCGCTCGCGCCCGGTCCGTTCGTTGATCCCGCGGAAATGACTGTCCAGATCGCGCGGCGTCAGGCGGCCGAAGCGGCCGGGATCGAAGCCGAACGAAATATAGCTGATCAACCGGCCGTCCCAGTCTTCGCCGCCGGCGGCTGCTGAGGGTTTTCGGTGGGGAACTGCTCCTGCAGCGCCGCGCCGATCTCCGCCCCAGCCTTGGCCGCGCCGATCGCCGACATGGCATCGCCGGCCTGTTCCAGCGTGACCACCGGATTGTCGGCGAGCATGCCGGCCCAGTAGACCGTCCGCATCAGGTCCATGCTGGCGGTATCCGTCGCGGAGAACTCGGCCGCGATCCGGCTGATCGGCATCTTGAGCTCGCGCTCGAGGGCGACGATCGAGTTGATGGTGAAGCGCAGGGCCATCCGAGCCTCACGCCGTGACGTTGACGGTCGGCGCCGACGTCGCCGAGGCCGTGCCGGCGCTGTTGGTGCCGGTGACCGTGCAGGTCAGCGCATCGCCTTCGTCGCCGACCACGGCCGTATAGGTCTTCTGCGTCGCGCCGGCGATATTCGTGGCGGCGCGCTTCCACTGGTAGGTGAAGGCGGGCGCGCCCGACCAGGTGCCATCGAACACCGTCAGCACCTGGCCGACCTCGGCCAGGCCGGAGATCGCCGGCAGCACCGAATTGACCGGCGCCGCTTCCGCGCCCGTGACATAGGAGCCGCTGACCTTGAAGGTCACGGTCGCGGACATCTTGTCGGCGAGGGGAACCGTCGCGGCATACTTCGTCAGGAGGCCGGTAAAGGTCCAGGTGATCCCGTTCGGAAAAGTCATCTGGCACGGCACGGCGACCTTGGCTGCCTTCACGCTCGCCAGCAGTGTGTCGCCTGCGCTGCCGGGCACGAAGTTGATGGTGAAGCTGCATTCCCCCGGATCGTTGAGGCCGAGGATGAATTCGCGATCGCCGTTCGGCGACTGCATATGTGTCGCATCCACGGTATCGAGCGCGTCCGAAGGCGGCGTGATGTCGGTGACCTCGGCGATCTCGGTGAAGGTCGCGCCGTTATCCGTCGAGATAGCGAACTTCGACCCATAGCCAATTCTGGCCTGAGTGGTGGTCATTCTGGTTCCTCTTTGCTGGAGTTAGGCCGGCCGATGCCAGATGGAGAGATCGACCTGAAACAGATGCACGCCCTGCGAGGCGTCATCGGCCTGGTCGAAGCTGGATCGCTCCGCCTGGACGAAGATGCCGTCGAAGAAGGTTGCGCCGGATGCGCCGCGGAAGCCGCTCAGCGCCGCCAGCGTGGCGCGGCAGGCGGCGAGCGCATCGGTCGACGTGTCGCCCTGGAAATCGAACTGGATGAGATCGGAGGCCATGCCAGTGGCGCCGGACATGACGTAATCAGGCGAGCTCGCGACGCGGGTCAGCACTGCGCATGGCCGCGCCGATCCCTGCGGCCGGGCGTTCCACCAGACGCGGCGGCCGACAATGCCGGCAACGCCAGCATCGCCGAGCACGAGACCGATCAAATCCTCTTCCATCAGCTGCCCGAATTCGATTTCGCCAGCAGGCGAGCCGACCGCTGGGCGGCGCGCTGCGCAGCCTTGGCGATCTCGTCGCCGAGGTTCTTGGTGATGAAGTCGAGCGCCGCGACCTTGGTCGCTTCCCACGCCGGCCGCATGAATGGATGCGGCGTATTGTGCACCGAGCCGAACTCGACCAGGTGCGAATAGAACCGCGCAACACCGGTCGGGCCGACATAGGCCGAGGCGAAAGCGTCATCGCCCTGCGCCGCCCGCCGGGCGTCCTTCAGAGCCGCCACGGCGGCGCTCTGCGGCAGGCCGGCTGCCAGCGCGGCGGCATATTCCGACTTGCCGACGCCCGCATTGACCTTGGTCGACACCGCGATGCTCTTCTTGAGCAGGCCAGGATGATCATCGCCCTCGGCCTTGGTGCCGACCGGCACAAGCGCGGTTGCCGCATCGGCAATGAGCTGCCCGGCGCCAATCGCCACCCGCTTGAGCACGTTCCTTGCCGTCGCCTTGGTGAGCTCGCCCAGCGAGGCATCGAGCTCATCGAGGCCGTCGACCGTAATCTTGACCGCGTCGCTCATCCGTCCGCCCTCGCCGTCGCCGTGATTTCGATGCCCTCGCGGGTGCCAATTTCCTTGACGCCCCAGATGTCATAGAGCCGGCCGGCATAGCTGACGCGATCCTTGGGATTTACGTCCGCGACCTGGCTAGACCACAGGATCCGGAACCGGGTTGTGATCTCGGCATCGACCTCGGAAGCCTGCAGGCGCTCGCCATCCGAAACGTCGAACTTTTCCGCCCAGACGGTGGCGAGGTCAGTCCAGGTCAGGACCGGCTCGTTGAGCGCATTCGGCGCTGAGGTGGCCCGCTGGATGGTGATGCGGCGATCGCGGGCGCCGGCGTAAAGAGGCATCAGTACACCGCGCGCAGGTAAGGACCGAGCAGCGCATCGACCGCGAACGGCAGTTGGGCCAAGCGGCCTTCGACCATCGTTTCGCGATTGAGATACCAATCGCCGATCAAAAGCTTCATGGCCTGCCGAAGGGCTGACGGCACATCGTCCGGGTCCTCGCCGTAGCCCGCCACATAGGTGACGCTCAAAGGCGCACCGTCCCAGCCCATGGCTGGAAAGCTATAGCCTCTGGCGAAGCGGACCCGTGGCCCGAGACTGTCGACCTCAAGCGAGTAGCTGGCCGGATCGATCGTCTGTTCGACGCCGCTCACGTCGGCATAGGTCACTGAACTGATTTCAATCACGGGAGCGAGCGATAGAGGCAGCACATCATATCCAGGCCAATACCGGTCACCGTGCAGGTGTCGCCGATCCGGGCTCCAGGGGTCGAAGCGCTCACGCCAAGTCTGACTGATCATGCAGCGACCGAGGATGCCGCTGCGCCCGTCGAGGAAGCCAACTGCCGCAGCGATGAGCGCGTTGAGGAGGTCATCCTCATCGTCGCCATCCACACGGCAATGCAACTTCACCTCGTCGAGCGACAGCGGCAATACGTCGGGCGGCGACACAAGCTCTGCTGCCAGGCGCATGATCGTTTTGTCTCCGAAGGAACCGGAAAGCCGGCTACTGGTCCAGCGACGCCACGGATGCCGTGGTGCCCGTTTGGAATACGCGGCGCACCTGGAAAGGCGGAACGAAGCCGACCGGAGCGGACGTAAACGTGATCGGGTCGGCGTCGTCATTTTGCGACGGCAGCAGCTTGAGGTTGCCGGCGGCGGTCACCACGATGCCGTTGGCGTAGCTGGTCAGGTCGACGGTGTCGCTGGGCGTGATGGCCGTGCCCTTGGGAAAGCGCTGCGCCTGCCGCTCGGCCTTGGCGCGGGGCGCCTGGTTGGTCGCAAAGGCGTTCGGGTCTTTGGTCTTGTCGTAAGGCATTCAAGTCTCCGGGTTGCGAGTTCAGATTTTGCCGAGGAGCTTGCCACGGCGGCGCTTCGGCTTCGGATTGCCGGTGATGACGCCGGGCGTCTTGGGTTCGGCTGGTACCTCGACCCCGCCTTCGAGCGGCGCGATGAGGCCGTTCTGTGCGAGGGCCTTCCCGCGCGCCTCGTCGACCTCGATTTCGGCGCCGGGGCGCACGAAGCCCTCGATTCCGCGAAACGCCTTGATGACCGTCACCTTCAGCATTTTCCGTACCTTTCGGGTTTTGCCGTTCAAAGCAGCCCGGCCAGAAGGTCGAGCTGCGCGCTTTTTTGGAAACAGCGGCTATCAGAAGGAGCCGTAGATCAGGCCCTCGGGGCGGAAGACCGCGAGCGCCAGGCGCTCTTCGGCGCGGATCGTCACCATGTTCTTGGTGAAGTTGTCCGCATCCTCGGTAGACACCTGCACGTTCGCATCCTCGCGATCGAAGACCTGCGCCGCCATGTTGAAGGCGCCGACCAGGAAGTCGCCCTGGGCCATGGCATTCGTGTCGATGACCGGCAGCCCCCACATGTTCGGCGGCAGGTTGGAGCCGGGGTTGCCGAAGATGTAGCGCCCATTGGCGTCCTTCAGCGTTTCGATATTTGCCCAGTCGATCGGATTGAGGACGATGCCAGAGGCCGCGTATTCCGAGATACGCACCTGCAGGATCGCACGACGCAGGATGTCGACCTGCTGGTCATCTTCTTGCAGCAAGCCGGTATCGAACGCCGTCGCCTGAGGGATCAGCCCGAGCAGGTTCTGTCCCGTGCCGTCGCCGGCAAGCAGCTGCTGCTCCTCAACATACATCAACCCATAACGAGCACGGCCATCGATATACGACTGGAGCAGCGGGATATCGGCGAGGACCTGGTTGGAGGCTTTGAACCAGTGCGCGATCGTGCGCACGGGCGTATCGAGGAGCTCGAGGGAGAGATCGGATTGCGGCTTGCTCGCGCCTTCCGCAACGCTCGCCGCCATATTCTGGAAGCCCGATTCCTGGACGAACTGGACCAGGTTGGAGGCGGTGCGGCCCGGCATCAGCAGGTTGCGGATCGTCATCCGCCGATTGGGCGGCGTGATGATGCCGGCGAGACGGTCCGGCGCGATGCCGTCGCCAACACCACCGGTGCCGGTCGTAAGGCTCGTGATGTTGCTGACCGAAGCCTGCATCGTCACGGACTTGAACGACATGCGCGCGACGCCGCGCTGTTCGGCGGCGAGACGCTTGAAGCTGTCGCTGGCGGTGAAGGCCTCGCCGATGCTCTGGCGCGGGTCGACGTCGGGGCCGCCGCGACGCGCCTGCTTCTGCTCGATATCGAGCATGCGGGCCATCATTGCCTTGTTTTCGGCCACGATCGTATCGATTGCGGCCTTAGTATCAGCGGCAACGGTGCCGGCGGCCTTGGCTTCCTCATTCGCCTTGGCGACGAGCGCCTTCAGGTCCTCGTCGCGCTTTTCCAGCTTGGCGAGGAGGGCTTTGAATTCTTCATCCATGGGATTTTCCTTCAGGCCGAAATCTTGGCCATGAACTGTTGGAGTGACGCCTTGGCGTCGGCTGATAGTCCGGTCTCCGCTGGCCCGGACTCACTCCGGAGCGACCCTTTGCCGAGGGAGACGAAGTCAGTGGCAAGGGCCTTAGGGAAGCCTGCCTCGCGCAGGACCTCCTCGATCTGGGAAAGGGAGGGCGTCGTGCCGGCGGCAAAGGCCTGCCGGGCGGCAGCCGAGGCGCCGACGCGGGGCGACTTGGCGCCGTAGCGCTCTAGCGTTTCCTGCATCGGCGCGATCCGATCGGCCATGCCGCGCTTGACGAGCTCCTGGGCGCCGAACATCCGGCCTTTGCCGAAGTTGTCGCGCACCGTGGCGAGAGGCACCTTGCGACCCGCCGATACGGCGCGGATGAAGGCGTCCTCGGCTTCATTGACGCGGGCCTGCAGATAGTCGCGAGCGTCCGAGCTGAGAGGCGAGTACGGCGCCGTTTCGGCCTTATAGATGCCGTTCTGCCCGCGGATCAGCGTCGGCGTCACGCCCTCCTGTTCGAGCATCTTCGAAACGTCTTCGTGGACGGCGTAGACGCCGATCGAGCCGGCATCGCCGCCGGGCGTCACCACGACCTCATCGGCCTGCGACGCGAGGTAGTAGGCAGCCGACGCGCAGAGGCTGTTGACCTGGGCGACGATGGGCTTGATGCCACGAGCATTGCGAATTTCAGAGGCGAGCTCATCGACCCCGTAGGTACCGCCGCCGGGGCTATCGATGTCGAAGACGATCGCCTTGATCGCGTCGTCGCTGAGTGCCCCGCGAAACTGGGCGGCGAGCGCATCCGTGCCGGTGCCGCCGGAGATTTCCTGCATCAGCCCCATGCGCTGCGAGATCACGCCGTAGACGGGAAGCACGGCGACGCCGCCGGGTGCCTTCGCCGTTTCTGCCGCGCGTGTATCCGAGACCCTGGCCTGAATTTCCTCAGGGGTCAGGTGGCCGCCGCGCGCCTTGAAAAGCAGGAATGACGTCACTGTCTCCAGCTTTTCCGGCTGCATGGCCCAGAGTTCGCCGGCGAACGCTGCAAGGATACGTGCGTAGTGCATGGGTCACTTCCCCTTGGAAGGCTGCTGAGGTGGCGGCGCAGGTGCGGGCTGCTTTGGCGCATCGGGTTGATTGAAGCCCGGCGGCGTCGGCTGGCCCCCCATTTCACCCAGCTTTTCGAGCGGCACCAGGTTCGACTGAACCGTCAGCTGATCGCCGCCTGGACGCGGTGGCCGGTTTTCTTTGGCGCGGATTTCGTTTCGATCCATCCAGCCGTTCTGACCGGCGGACGAATAGAGCGCGGCACGGCCGACGCTGTCGGCGCGCAGCAGGTCATCGACATTGTGCCGGACGTAGAGGCTCACGCGCTCTGCGGGCGTCAGCAACTGCTTGCAGATCGCCTGCTCGATGCGGCGCAGCTCGCGGCCGAGATAGAGCGTCAGCCACGCGAGGTTGATCTGCTCCACCCCCGAGCCCCACATGGTCTGACCGGCGCCGGCGTGGCCGATGAGGATCGGAAACACCCCGAACCAGCGACAGATTTCCTCGACGTGGAAGCCGCGTGTTTCGAGAAGCTGGGCATCCTCCGGACTGAGGCCGAGCGCCTTGAAATCGAAGCCCGGCGGAAGCGGCATCACCTTACCGGCGCGCT